CAACGCTTGGGTATACGGCAACGCTAGGGTATCCGGCGACGCTGAGGTATCCGGCAACGCTGATTATATTGTTTTTAAAAATACATGGTCTAGTGGTCGATATTTCACTTATACAAAATCTAACAAAAAATGGAGAGTCGGTTGTTTTTACGGAAACGGCTATGAATTGATTGAAAAAGCATATAAAGATAGCCAAAAATCAGGGGATTTTTACAAAGCGTATGTCGAATTTGTCGAAAAGCTAGAAGAAATCGAAAAAATCCACAAGGAGCAATGAAATAAAATTAAGATTTAAAGGTAGTGAATATGATTAGCAGAGAAATGAGCAAAATCGAAACAAACGTATTAAATTTGATTGTCAACCGTGCAACGTTTGAAGAACCAATCAAAGCCGAAAAGGTGCGACAAGAAACCGGATTGTCAAAACGAAGTCTTGAAGAAGTGATTGAGAGCCTACGAGTGAATTTTAAACATCCAATCGTTGCGAAGAAAACACAACCGAGCGGATATTATCTTCCACGCAACGAAGAAGAAAGACAAGCGGGCATAGCACCTTATCGCCAGCAAATCCTAACCGAGCAAAAAAATCTAGTCGCTGTAATGCAGATTGACTTAGACGAATATTGGAAAGCGTGAGGTTTAACATGTTTGATTATGACAGAGATATAATGCAGCCTCAAGAAACAAAAGAAGAATATGATCCTAGCGAATTTGTCTATATCGGATGCGGTCAGTTTAGATATATTACAGATGAAATATAGGCATATCGTAGAACGCTCTAAAATCGCCTGTACGCAATTTTAGAGTAAAGGCATATAAATTTATCGAACAAGCAATAAAAAACGAAAATAACCCCTAAAATTTAAGTCTGAGGGGTATAGGAGAAAAAAGATGACAAACTTAACTTTTCCAGAGTTGCAACAAAAGATGCAGCTAGAAAAAAAGAAAGCAAAAGATGTAAAGTACGCTTTTAGAAATGCTGAGGATATTTATACGGCATTTAAAGAACTAAAAAGCGAATGGATCGTAATTTTAACAGATGAGCTCTTTGAGTTGTCTGAGAGAGTATTTGTAAAGGCAGTTGCAACGGCTACAAAAGGGGATGAGGTTTATACTTCAACAGCCTTTGCTGAGTTAGGCAATGTACCGGTACTTAACACTCAAAAGGGACAATTCAAACAAATGCAAGAGCCTCAATGGACAGGGGCGGTAAGCTCATACGCTAGAAAGTACGCATTACAAGGGCTCTTTGCAATCGGTGAAAAAGATGTTGATGAGTACCCTATTGATGAACAAGATCAACAACCACAAAATCAAAACGTAACTCAAATGTATCAACAAAATCAGCAAGCGGCGCCTCAAAATACTCAAGGAAAGCTCATTGATAATATCCAGTATCAAGCAATCAATGAACTAGTAAGCGCCTTGTCTGAGGCTAAAGGAGTCCCGTTTGATACAGTTGCTAACTTTATCTTACAAAAGTACGGGCTATCAGATTTTCACAAAGTGCAAGTTGAAAGCTATGAGGCAATCGCTAGCTTTTTATCAGAGCAACTAGACAAAGCAAAAGCAAAGAAAGGTAAATAAACATGGTAAAAGATGTAACTAACTCAGCATTAACAACAATTCAAGTAGAATACACGCCGGCGGTTATTAAAATTGACCGTGAGGCAATCGAGCGACAAGTTGAGGCGGCGGTATCAAAATATTCTGGTAAAGAGGTAACAGCTGAGAATTACAAAGAGGTTTTTAGTGAGCGTACTGATTACAATAAATTGATTGAGGCCCTAGACAATGAACGCAAAAAAATCAAAAACTCAATCAATCAACCGTATAAAGAGTTTGAGGCTTGGTTTAAAGAAAAAGCGCTAGATCCTCTTAAACAAGTTACTGAAACAATGAAAAACGGCTTAGATGCTATTGATGAACACGAAAAAGAGCTCAGACTAGATATTATCCGAGCTACGTTTGAACAAAAAAGCGAGCTTGCCGGTATTGATAAAGACTTTTTTAAGGACAAATACGAGGCTTACTCACTTAAAAAATACTTTAAAACTGGTAAGTACGAGCTGAAAAAAGAAACTCTTGAGGAGATTGACAGCCTTGTATTGACTGAGTATGACCGCTTGGAAGAAGAAAAAGCAAATAAACAAGCCATCCATGAACAAGCTGAGGAGTACGCTTTACCGGCTGAAAGCTATATCAGACACCTAGAGGCTGGTAAGAGCCTAGTTGAGATCCTTAAAATGATGAAAGCTGATAGAGATGCTGAGGCTTTACGAAAAGAGCAGCGTGAGGCTGAGCTAAAAGCAAAAGAGGAGCGCCTTGCTGAAATTAACCGCCTTGCTAAAGAAAATGCTGAGGCTGAAATTAAGGCATTTAACGCTGATACAGGCGAGATTATCGAAAGTGGAACAATTACACCACAAAAACAAAACGAGGGCGCAGAGGGGCTAAAAACAGCCTCAAACGAGCCATTAACTGTAACAATGCTCTTAACTTTACACGGTGGACAAGAGCAGCTAGAAAAATTGAAAGAGTATCTTGATGATAACTTTATCAGCTATGGAATTTTAGGAGGCCAATAATGGATTTTAATAAATTGATTGAAAATGTCACAAACTGGGCTGTTGAGAGAGGAATTGACAAAGAAAGCCCTCTCTCTTAAATGCAAAAAATCCTTGAGGAGTACGGGGAATTGAACGGGGCAAAACACTCAAGCAATCACAAAGAGCTTGAGGATGCAATCGGTGATATTATGGTTGCTTTAACCGTGTTTACCGTACAAATGGATTTTAATAAAAAGGATATTATGCTAAACCCTCACAGGAACGGCTACACCAGATATGAGAGAGGGGAGATTTCAACGGAAACACTACTCTTATATGCAACTAAAGAAATTGGTTTAATGTCTAGCAAGTTGCTTGACCTAGTATTCAATCCGGGTATTATCAACACGCTTACACAAGTTCAATTTCATATCCGCAATCTTACGGGTATTCTCTCTAAAATTGCAGTAAATGAGGGGACAATGCTTGATGCTTGTTTTGAAATTGCATGGAATGAAATAAAAGACCGTCAAGGTAAAAAAATCAATGGAAAATGGATGAAAGAGGAGAAATAAATGATAAACAATGTTGTACTTGTCGGACGAATGACAAAAGAGGCTGAGTTACGATACACGCCGTCAAATATTGCAGTTGCAACTTTCACGCTAGCGGTAAACCGTGATTTTAAAGGCGAAAATGGAGAGCGTGAGGCTGATTTTATCAATGTTGTATTGTGGAGGCAAGCTGCTGAAAACCTTGCAAATTGGACTAAAAAAGGCTCTTTAGTCGGAGTAACAGGACGGATCCAGACTAGAAATTATGACAATCAGCAAGGGCAGCGTGTATATGTTACTGAGGTTGTCGCTGAGCGATTCCAGCTATTGGAAAGTAAGGGAGATAATCAAGGTCAAGCTCAACAAAATGCGGCCCCTAACTTTGCAAGAAATAACAATCAGCAAATGGCTACAAATCCATTGGATATTTCAGATGATGACTTGCCATTTTAACAATCTATCAGAGGCTAAACATGAACAGATCAGATATTAAGCCGGGCGATTTTGTGAAAGTCCTCAATAACGGGGATTTTCATACGATTGTCCAGATAAAAAATGTATATGACAGATATATAGAAACAAGTCACGGAATTTACAACGCTGAAACACTTGCAAGCCGTGTAAATAGGAATTGTGTTATATCGGGTATAGTGCATTGGGAGGATAAGCATGGTATATCCTAAAAAAGAGTACGCCCTCTATAAAGGCGATAATATGTTAAAAATAGGAACGGCTGAGGAAATTGCTGAGGAGTTAGGAATTAAAAAAGAAACAGTATTGTTTTACAAATCGCCGGCCTATAACAAACGTACCAATCCAGATAAAAGCTTGAGATTGGTTGCATTAGATGAGGAATGATATGGAAAGAATTAGTATTAAAGTACGTGTTAATATGCAATGCCCTTATTGTGGTTTTTGTGGGACTATGAAAGCTTATACAACACAAAACAAAAAGCCTTGTCCAGTATGTAATAAGTTGATTTTTTTACGATATGCAACAGGGGTGAGAGGTGAACTAGATGAGCATGGTTACTATTATCATGCAACCGAGCCTTACAATATCGAGGAGATCAATAAAGAATACGCTGAAATGTTTGAGGAACAACCGAAAAAACAAGCTTTCACGATAAGACAGAAAGGCCAAGCATGAAGTGGGTAGTATTGGTATATATCTATCGCCCCGGCGGTATCGTGAAGTATAAAAAGCATATTTTTGACACAAAGAAACAAGCTGAGGATTTTAGGAACAAGCTAAAAACAGCCTCAGAGATGTACTCAGTAAGTTATAAAAAGGAGGGAGTAAATGAAGTATAAAGTAATTGCTTATCACTCAGATATACAAGAGGAGGTTGTCGGTACGTGCGATTTTTGTATGGGTACAGAAGATGTTGAAAATGGATATATTACAGTCGAGGATGAAACAGAAAAAACAACAAGTATAAACCTTACTTATCGGTGGTGGAGCTATAATGACACTATTTATATTGACAATGTGGTTAATTTCTCAGCATGGTTGCAAGAAAGAGAGGTTAAAGAAATTAGAAAAGGGGCAGAGTTTGAATGGTTAAACAGCCTTGTAATGGACTATAAAGAGGAACAAGAAGAAAGAGAGCTAGAAGATGAATAGGCTAAGGGCTTTACGAAAAAAGAAAAAGCTATCTCAAAAAGAGCTTGCTGATGCTGTTAAAATCCATTGGAGAACTTTGCAAAATTGGGAGAGTGGAAAAAGTGCAATAAGTGCTGAAAAAGCTCAATTATTAGCCTCTTTATTTGGAGTGGATATCGGATATTTACTAGGATATGAAAAAGAAAAGGAAAAAGTTGTTATGATGAAAGACTTTATTTTAACTATTGAAAGTTTGAAAATTGATATTTTGACAAACTCAGATAATCTAAACAGCTATGAGCTAAGTAACATTAAGAAACATGCAAGAGATTTATATGAGAGTCTTGTATGGCTGCAATATGAGGCAGAGGAGCGTGAATAATGGAAAGACACGAATTGATAAACAAATACGAAAAAAGACTACAAAAAGAAAATCCAGCTAGGATAGAACAACTATATTGTGAGATTATCCGTGATTTATTTGACCTAGAACAAACTAAGGTAGAGGTGCCGGAGTTTGTGGCGGAGTGGATTGAGAAGTCTAAAACAAAAGGGAAAGGTTTGCTTACAGCTCTCTCATACACGCCGGGGGGAGTTAATAGATGGGTGGATAACTCAGATAATCAAGAAACTTTTGCCCTTGCTTGGATGTTTGGCTACACAATAAAAAAAGAGCCTAGATATTTTGTGGAAATTAAAGCGACAAAACACTGCTTTGCAATAGATGGAAAAGGGAAAATATTTTTTTCTCTAGCGTACAAAAGCCCTTTTACAAAAAAAGAGCTAGAAGAAAAAGGCTTTGGCTGGGTATTTAATTGTACCGGTATTGAGCTATTGGAGGTGGAATAATGAATAAACAGGAATTGATTGAGAAAATTGAAAATTTAAATAAATTGTACGGAGAAGGAAGAAACTATGTTGCGGTGGATGCTGTTTCAGAGTTGGTCGAACAACTAGACGAACCCGAAAAACCAGTAGTACCGCAGTTTATTGCGGATTGGATTGAAACCGCTAAAAATATTTACTCTTTCTCTGGTGGTATGTTTCATGGAGGCCCGGTTGTTAATAAGTGGTTAGATGATGAGGATAACCAGAGAACATTTGCACTAGCTTGGTTTGATGGCTACACAATCGAGGAAAAGCGGTATCGAGTTAAGATGAAAGCTATTAAAAGCAACTCACAATACTTGGTTTTCGGGCAATTAAGTGAAACATGGTGGTTTGGTTCTGCTGAACAAATAGGAAACATCAAGAGCGAACATACCCGGAAAGAGATAGAAGATGCGGGATTTGGTGAAGTGTTTAACAGTCCATTGTTTGAAGTTGAGGAGGTGGGAGAATGATAATATCATCTGAAGAATGGTTAAAATTTATAAAAGATGGACAAAAATATGCCTTGGAGAAAATTGAAGAAATTTTTCCAAATAAAGACGAGAAAGACGAGGAGGTGGAGTGATGGAAAATTTAATGTTTTGGGGAATGTTTATTGCTTGTTTGTTGATTTCAGCTATGACATTCTACATTATGCATTCTCAAGCGATGGTCAATAGAGATTTGGAAAGAAAATACTATGACTTAAAACAAGAACTTTTAAGAGTTTTTGGTTGGGATAATTATGACTGGGCAAATAATTTTAGGGATTATGCTCGAAAAGTTGAAGAACTTATCAAGTTTAAAAAAGAAATTGAACAACTTGAAATTATTAAAAAAGCATTAGAAGTCAAGAATTTGGAAGAGTTGCAGAAGAAGAAAGAACATATTGAAAATGTAATCAAAACGTTAGAAAAATGAGGTAACAGAATGACACGGCCAAACAGATACCCTTATACAAAAAGTCAGTGGGATGAAGAAATTACAATATTTAGAACAGGCGACAATGACTGTTTTAAGTTAAGAGTTGAGCGAAATCAAGTTACGGGGGAAACCAAATCATGAAAGACACACTAATTCGCTTTCTTTTAGCTTTGTCGCTTATCGCTACATGTTTGCTCTTTATCCAGAAAGACATGATAGAAAGCAGAAAAGACCTTATCATTATTTACAAAACTGATAATAAAGGCGCTGAGATAAAAGGTAAGGTAAGCAGTAAAAAGCGGATAGGTGAGTTATATACACTCACGGTTGATGGCAATACTTATATAGTATCTGAGGAGAAATATAACAAGGCTCAGATAGGAGATGAGGTAGAAATATGAAAGCCATAGATGCAACAGTCGAGGCGAATATATCAAGCCCGTTTGAAATTAAAGAAAAAAAGGGATTTTTTGCAATAAAATCGCCATCAAAAATTTTCATGGAAAGCTTAAAGAATATTGATGCTTTCAAGGAGGGAGAACATGTATTTTGATTTTGTTTTACCAAGAAACACCCGGCAAAAATCTCTTAATATGGTACTTAACAGTAATGACCGCTTTCATAATCAAGAGAAAGGCAAGATAACAAGGCGTATCCGTAATTTTGCCTATTGGCATACCTCAATCAGTAAGGATAAGAAAAGAGCTGCTTTTAGCCCCTCAAATCCTTGTGAGGTTGTGGTTACGGTTTGCAGTCCTACAAAAAGCAAGCTAGATCCTCCTAACTTATATCCAACAGTAAAAGCTATTATTGACGGTATGACAGATGCCGGTATTTGGACGGATGATAATTACAAGGTTATCAAAGCTATCACTTTCAAGTATGGAGGCTTGAGTAATGAGAAAGGACATTACAAGCTGATTTTTGAAATTAAGGGAGTGAAAAAATGAAAGCTAGAGAAGATTTACAACACTTTGCAAAAGTGCTCAAAGAATGGCGTGAGGCTCAAGGTTTAGAAGAACAAGAGGCCGCTGAAATTCTAGGCGTGCATGTTGTAACAGTTAGAAACTGGGAGAGGGCAGAAAATAAACCTAGTTTTATGAAAATCAAAAAGGTTTGTGAGGCTCTAGGTTGCAAAAGTGAGGAGCTGTTTCCTAAAGAGGCAAAGACCTTTCCAGAGATTTTAAGGAAAAAGCGTGAGGAGGCCGGCTTATCTCAGCAAGACCTAAGCGAAAAAATAGGCTATCACGTAAATACTATCAATTTCTGGGAAAGTGGCAAATTTAACCCTAGCAATTTTGCCTTGATTGATGTTTGTGATTTTTTTGACCTCCCTTATGACATTTTGAAAAAAACGAGGTGAGCAATGACAAAAAAGAAAATAGAGCGATTATCTGTTATCCATAGGAGAGAGATAAATTGGCTAAAGTGGTACTTTTTAAAAGATAAAGATAGCCGTGGAAAGACAATTCTTGAGCAGAAAATACATGAGAGTTTTCTGCAAAATAACATAGATAAAGCAGCGTTTTTAGTAAACCTAAAAGAAGTGACCGCTGAATTTGTTAAAAACTCAGATGAGCGGATGCTAAAAGCTATCAAAGAGGTTTATGTTTATGAAAATCTCAATGTAATAGGCGCTTGTCAGTCTATCCTTTATTTGAGTCCTAGTCCAGCTTATACTCATATCAATAAATGGTTTGATAGATATTTTTACTCAACATACAAGTACATCCCTATTAAGAGATAAGTAAAAAATCCTAAGCTTATGTATCTATAATCAGATATATAAGCTTTTTATGAAAGGAGGGGAAAGATGGACAATTTACAGATTGAGTATGTGGACATTAAGACCGTAAAGCCTTATTACAGGAACGCTAGACACAATGACGGAGAGGCAACCGAAAAAGTGGCAGCATCCATTAAAGCTTTTGGTTTTCAACAGCCTATCCTAGTTGATGATAACAATATTATTATCACAGGACATACAAGGCTCAAGGCGGCTCTTTCTTTAGGTATAGATACAATACCTATCGCTCACGCTGTAAACCTCACAGATGAGCAGATAAAGGCTTATAGACTAGCTGATAATCGAGTTGCTGAGTTTTCAACGTGGGACTCAGAATTATTAAATATAGAGCTTTCTCAATTTGAAACAATAGACATGGCTCAGTTTGGTTTTGAATTATCAGTTACAGGGCTCAATTTTGGTAATGATGATGAGGAGCAGCAAGAGGAAACTGAACCAGAGGAAGATGATGAGGATTTTCATAGAGATACCACGATAAACCAGTACAACCTTTTTCATTATGACGATACAAGGGTTGACGGATTTTATAACATGCCTAAAATCGAGGGCGTGGATCATATCCCTAAAGATTTTCAAGGCTTTAATTATGTTTTAAATAAACCAGATTATAGCTCATGCGTGCATTTTTTCCTTGATGATTATCAGTTTGAAAGAATATGGCAAAGACCGGATTTTTATATTGAAAAGCTGCTAGAATTTGATAGCGCCTTAACTCCAGATTTTAGCCTATACCTTGATATGCCTATTGCTATGCAAGTATGGAACATTTACAGGTCAAGGCTTATAGGTCAGATTATGCAAGATTACGGCCTTACAGTTATCCCTACTGTATCGTGGGCTAGTGAGGAAAGTTTTGATTTTTGTTTTGACGGCTTACCTAAAAACTCAACGCTTGCAATCAGCACAATAGGCGTAAAGCAAAACAAAGAGCAGTTTGAGATATGGAAGAATGGAGTTACTGAGATGATAAAGCGGTTGACTCCAAAAAGAATTGTAGTATATGGCGGAAAAGTGGAGTACGATTATAAAGATATAGAGGTTGTCTATTTTGAAAATGCAACCACAGAAAGGATGAAAGAAAGTGGCACAAAAACTAACTAAACTAAAAGATATTTTTAAACATGTTTCAAGTATTGATCTAGGTAAAGAGATTTTATTTGAGGATCTTGAGCTTTACAATAAAGAAACAGAAACAAGCAAGCAATATAAATCTATCGAGGAGGCAGAAAATGACCTAGCTTTGATGGAAAAAGTAAATAAAATCAATTTCACTCTAGGTGGTGGCCGTGGTGCAAATTCTAACAAAAAAGGAAAAGACGGTAAATATCCGGGTTTTAGTGGTGCTGGTGGTGCAAGAGATAGCGGGAGCTCAAAAGCCTTGCATCCGGCATCATTGAACAATCAAGGGCGCTTTTCAAGTGTTGAGGGAACAATCCAGACATTTATTAAGAAACACGGCGGCTCTAAAACAGAATACAGTACAGCGGTTGACTCTCAAGGCTTTGCTCATAACTACGTACACGGAGGGAAAAACAGCGTACAAATTTTGCCAATATCTGGCGGATTTACAGCAATCCATAACCATCCGAATGCAAGCAACTTCTCAAGTACAGACTTACATAGCTTTGCAGCAGTAAAAAACATGAATACTTTAGTTGCAACCAATAGCTCTAAAGCGTATCGAATTACAAAAGGGGCTAACTTTGATGCTAAAGGCTTTGATAAAGCGGTGAGTAAGTCACGATTTACTACAAAAGATTACAATAAAGGAGCTGATCTATGGCTCAAGAAAAACGCTAAGAAATACGGGTACACTTACTCATACGAGTAAAAGAAAAGAGGTTAAGACATGGGCGGTAGAGGAGCAAAAGTCGGAAGTAATACGGTTGATAGAATTGCGGTAAAAATGGCAGATGGTACTATTCGTCAATATCAGCGTATAGGAAAAGATGGTATAGCAACATGGGATGATTACGGGCTTCCAAAACACCATGAGGGAGCATCATTTTCAAAAGTTTTGGAAAATGCTAGAAAAAACGGAACAATCGTCAAAGAGTTGAATAAAGCTCAAACACGTAAAATAGATAAGAAAAACCAAAAAGATATCAAGGATTGGCGAGCAGAAGTAGAAAAAAGAAAAAATACATGGGCATTATTGGGGACAGGAACGCTAAACAGGCATGGTAAACAAGTCAAACATAGAGCGCTGACAGGAAAAGAAGATTATCTAATTTCATTTAATGAATGGAAACGACAAAACGGGAGGTAAACCATGGTGACAAAGGAGCGAATTATAAAAAAGGGAAAGAAATAGCGTAAAAATACCCTCTTTTT